AGTCCCGCCATTATTGGTATCGAAGCCCACGGGAGCGCGAACAGGGCCAGGGGGAGGGTCAGGGCGAGGGTGATGCCCTGAAGGCCCGGATTTCCCCACAATCCGACGGATGCGCCCACGTCCTTGACCGGATTCACGCCGTATATGCCCATAAAATCACCGCTGTATAGTTGGATAATCCCCAATACCCCGCTGATGGCCCCAACAAAAGCAATGGATTTCGCCAGGAAGCGCGAGTCTGAGGCACTCAGATTCGCCGCCCACAAGAAGATACAGACCGCCGCGCCGATGGAAAGACAACCAAGTAGCGGGACGAGTGTGATGTCAGCACGTACAGCACCATCGCGCATGCCCTTCAGCAAGACCGTTCGGTTTGTGAACAGGTTTACTCCTGTTCCGATAATCAGGGCCGTGTATGTCCAGCCAAGCCATTTCTCGCGTTGTCCCAGTTTCCAGGCCAGCCACAAGCATCCCACCAGAATGAACGTAATCATGTGGGCCGTATCAAATCGATGCGGTGCAAGTAAACCCGGCCCCCACCATATGAGGGTGAAAACAATCAGGGCTGTGAACATATGGCGGTTCATGTTTGATCTTGCCTCTATTCTGCTGTTCCAACGTATGGGCGTGACGGCTTCATTATTCTGACCAATATTTCCCTTGCTGTTTTTTTGTCAATACGAAATGCGTCGGAAACCATCTTGATTTTCTCTTTAGAAACAACTGGTTCTTTTCTTTCGAGTCTTTTCATCTCCATTCTTTCCTGTAGGGTTTGCGTTCGCCCAGCCTTGCGTGCCCAATCGGATATTTCTGAGAGGCGTTGTCCCATTGTTGGTGGCCTGAATGGTGGTGGTGGTGTGAGTGAGGGTAGAATACCCCCTCCGGTTGGGAGTGTTTCTGTTCCTGCGCGATATGCTCCAGGCGCACCCGCGATTTCCCTCGTTGACCCCGTTATCCTTCCCGCCACATTTCGAACGGCTGAATTAATATCCACACCGATGCTTTTCCGTATCCCCTCCTTTACTTTTCTCACGTTCGGCATGATGGATTCTCTTACCAGGGTCTCCACGCCCTTCTCGGTTAAGTCTAGTCCAAGTTTCGCAAAAAATGCGGAAACCATAATTGCCCTTGGAGTCAAGAGACCGTCTGAAAATTCCATTGTTTTTGTCAGTATTCTTCTGCCAATCTTCGTCAGCAACACATCTGCTATTTTCCTGGGAATCTGAACTCCCATTTTCGCGCCAACCAATCCGCCCATTGCCGCCATACCGGGCCCAAATATAGAGCCGATAGACATACCAGCACCCACACCCAATGCGGAGAATTGTCCATACAGTTGGAGCGCACCCGGTCCTACCAGGCTAAGTCTTTCCATGATTTGGGAATGTTTTTCAAAGAACCCTATAACTTCATCAAGGTTTTCCTTTCCGATTCCGCGCACGAAGGTCGGATTTGTACTTTTAAGATCCCTTAATTTATCGAGTGCTTTGTTGATGTCTATTATTTCCAGGTTGTGCTTCCCGCTTCCAGTTAACTGCTTTTTGGACTGCTGAATGACGCTTTGTTCGAAATAGTTTATCGCAATCTCTCTCTCTTTTACATTCAGGGCTTCGAGTAATAGTTGGGATTTTTTCCCTCGTGCCGTTTCCGTCTCTGTCGCCTTGCGTCCTAATGCAAACAAGCCTTTCTGCGTTCCCTTCCCGATTTCTGCCAGATTCCTAAGATCCCCAAGTAAGGCATCTCTGACTTTTGTCAAATGTTCATATTCCCTGAGAGGACGAACAAATGTTGGGTCTTTCGCCATGATTGTTTCAAGTTCGCGGATTCTATCATCCAGGGTATCTGCATAGTCTGTTATTCTCCTGAGTGGAATATCCGGCTGGGTTCCTGCTTGACCCGCTTTCATGGGCGGAGGAATAATACTCTTTCCACCTGGGTCTTTTTTCATTCCCTCAAGCAATTTCTTGGCTGCCCTTTTAAGCTCAAGGGCCTGTGGGGTATCATCTATATATTTCAAAGCATCATCCACCGCCGCCCTTGTATTCGGGAGACCGGTACCAAATGGAATCTTGACACCGAGCTTGTCAAGCTGTTCGAAATACCATTTTGCGGAGAGAGAGGGTCTCCATTCCGTTTTCATGTCATCTGTCGCATCCATGAAACGATTTAATCTTATTATATTGAATGGTTTTCGGAGACCTGGCATTTTGTCAAATGCACTCGCGAATTTCTTGGCCGCGTTTATGCTCACCTTCGTGCCAACCGGTAAGATACCGGCGAGATGTTTTGAAAGTTCGCTTTTTGGGGTTAAACGAAGGGTCTGCGACAAGTCTTCTGCTGTGTATCCAGTTAAATAGGATAGCATGGTACCAAAGAACTTTACCCCTTTCGGGGCCTGTCTTGCGGCGGTGTAAACCTTAGCCGCAGCCCCGAAGGGTGCGTATGACAATATAGTGTGTAATGCCAATTGTTCGTGCGCGGGAAGCGATGACATCCAGTCGGAAACAGCACGCTGGCCTGTCTGCAATGCTCTCGCGGGCAGATTGGTTAGGGGACTACCTGTTCTTGTCCCACTTTCCAGCCAACCAGCCTTGAGGGCTCGACGCGCTATGTTGGCGGATTCTGGGTTAATAAAAGCTCCGGGCGCGCCCGGAGGCGCGGGGATGGGAATTCGAGGTGGTTTGTCGGTAAACATGGATGTGGCTGGAGTAGGAACGCGTGTTCTCCAGGAAAGCTCCTGGGAGGGGTCGTGTCCTTGATACCGGTCGATAAACTTCCGTCGTTGAACCTGCATTTCCTGCTCTCTTCTTGCCATTTCGGCAAGAGAGGAACCGCCGTAGACATCCTGTTGGTGTTTCCGTGCTTCAAGGGCACTTTGCCACGGGTCAGATAACAGGCCTTCAGCATCCCATCTGCCCCCGGGATCGGGACCAAGTGCCCTCCTCTTGTGGATTGGGGGAGGCCCTTCCACTCCAGGCCCGTACTCCCCGGCAGAGTAAACCCCCGTGGTTTCGCCTCTTCCTGGGCCTTCATATCCCTGGCCTTCGTGTATCATCCTGGCCCATCGATCTCTTTTTTCTTTATCCCATTCCAGGGGATAATAGTATGATCCACCCTTAATTATCATTCTACCGGCCACGTTACCTCTCCAGCGTTAATATCAGGCGATCAAAAGCCCATCGGGGAGGTCCATTCTGGAAGCCCCGCGTCTGTTCGTTCCCTTTCCAACCTTTCCTCTTCGGTTTCGTATCTGCTTGCCTTTTTCGTTTCATCATAGACCATCACCCTTGTTTCGCGGGGACGTACTTTCGGTTTCCCGCTCCCGGCGGCGGCTCCCGGTGTCTGGGGTGTTTTACCTCTTTCAAGCTCACCATTTTCCGTGTTGAAGTATGTCGATTCGTGCGCGATTGTTGCCGCGATTCTTCGATCGGGTCTTATGCCCATCCCAGCATAGATGTTCATGGGATGAAAGGGTTGCATGAAAATAGACAGGGAAGATTTTACCACTGGCTGAATCAGGCGACGTTCAAGGTTATCCAGTTTTGCTACGAACGTCTCAACACTATCGGTTACTCCGGCAATTTCAGTAATGGTTAGATTTAACAGTTTCGTGCTGATTCGGCTTCCCTTGATACCCCTTGCGGCTAATACATGAAGAGCCAGACCGAAAATCGTGGATTTAACAGTCTCCCTTGATACCCCGCCAGCCATCATCGTTTGCCATACGTGGGACTTCTCGATTCGTGTGAAGGTATTATTTATTACCGTTGAATGGTCTTGGCCCCTCTCCCAATTGCCGATATCCTTGGCGTTCTCGGCTTTCACCCACTCGTTTGTCCATTTTCCGTCTTTTAGCGTTGCTTCCAGAACCATTCCATCCTTGCCCTTCGTCCACGAAAGAATACCTCGCTCTTCAAACCCTCCCACGCCTCCAGGGTTTTCAGCCACAAATTTTCCCATTAACGGAATAGTGCGGAATTTTCTCAGCAATTGTTTGGTATGAGATGTGAACCGCTGGGCAAGAGATGAGAGTGCTCCTGCCTGACCAAGAATGGCAGGCTGTTTCAGTGCCGCTTCCTTAATGGCTCGGGCTAGTGTGATGGCAGTCCCACCCGATCCGGCCTGATCAAGAAATTTCTGGGCCCTTGGCGTTAATTCAAACCTATGTGGCATACCCTTGGATGGCTGGAATATATTTCCGACAAATCCCCTCTTTTCCAGTTCCTCGATATTTGTCGCCCCCCCCGACATCCGTGAAATCATAATTCCAAGCTGCCTCTTGCGATATCGCGCCTCCTGGGCAGTCATACCCATTTTTGGGTCCGTAACCGGATAGCTTCCCGGTGGTGCCCGGAAGAGCTTTTCAGTTCCATCTGGGTTTTTCAGGTAACCTCCTGTCTTCGGATTTTCTCTGTATTCAAATAAGCGACCCCCCCTGATAACTCCAGACCCTGCCGTGTAAGATCCGTCCTTATTCTTACGGTAAATGGCTGTGTGTATTGGGGTCAGACCCGACAGGTTTAGGAAATGCCTCTGTTCCGCGGGTGTTCGTCCCGTCCCCCATGCCGTTGGCGGTCCTTTACGCTGAAGTCTTTCGAAGATGGTTGAACCCTCGCGATCCCCACGTGTCAAATATACCAATTGATTGTACATATCTCTCGTTCGGGGATCTGTAGGCCATAGATTTTCTGGAACCTTGGTTGCTTCCAATTGTATTCTAAGACGGGACACCTCTCGTGCAACCGCTATCTTGGCTGGTGGTTTGACGGGGTCTGTCCCGAGAGGCAATGACTTCCTGAATGATTCATGTTTCGGTGCCCGTTCTATAGCACCAATTGACGGCCACGAAGGAGCCCCGCTTCCAGGACCAAAAGAACCTTCCATACCAGGTTGATCAAGGGTTCTTGGATCTCTACCATAGGCCCGGAGTTTTATATCATACGCTTCTCGCGAGGCGGGTCTATCAAGTCTGGCCTGCTCCAGTTCATCTTCTCGTCTTTTCCGCAGCTCCCACGTTATCTGTGCTTGCATTCGGGCGTCGCGCGTTCGAGCCTCTTCCCATAGGCGTCGGCTGTCCTCTACCGTTTTGGCTTGGGCCGCCCGTCTCTTTTCCGCCCTAATTTGCCTGTCTTCTGCCGCCCGATTAAGAATCTTGCTCTTCATAAGATCTGATTCAAGGGCTCTTTGCTCTGCCAGCGGCGCGAGAAGGTTTTGGGCAAATAGCCGAAGGCCGCCTCCAATGCCGGAGAACTGGGGTGGCCTGCGTCGATCATGGTAAGGCATTTATGGTTTCTCCCGTTGCTGGGATTTCATTCTTATCATTCTTAATTACTGTCCTGAGTACCGAAGCCACTATGGTTTAAAGCGCGTCGTAATAAGATCCTGGTTCTATGAACTGGTTCAGGAGAGTATTGGTGATGTCGTCAAGATGGCCGATCCATTCAGCCACACCCTACCAATACGGTCCCGTTCTGCCATAAAGTGACCCGCCAGCCAGAGGACTGTAGGTGTCGACAGGCCCACCGTAGTCAGGGGTGCCGAAACCACTTTCATCTCTATAATCCATAGGATTCGGCGCACCTCCCCAGCCGGAATCGGGGAGGTTTGAACCCGCCCACGGATCTCCATCCCACGGGCTTTCCCACTCAGGAGCGGAAGGATCTTGTCCGGTCGGATACTGCCTCTTCAGCCAATCTTCATGTCTTTTTGACCTGAGAGCCTCCCCGACGACAGTTCCGCCAAGACCCATGAGATCACTCCCCCAGTCAGAGCCACCTGTTTGTGTCGGGAATGTTGGGCCTCCACCACCCCCTGGGCCGCCCTGAATGGTTCTTACGGCCTTCAACGCATCCAGGGGAGCCCCCATGAGGTTAGGTGTTTCAGTTTGAACCCTCTGGAGGTATGCCATCCTTGCGCGGGCGTCTTCGGAACGCAACGTCGCCATGTCCAGTCCGCCTCTCTGTAGCTCGCGGGCCGCAACGTCACCATATTGACCAGCCTGTAATTGCGCTCTGACCGCATCACCGAGGACATCTCGTTCATATCCCCTTTGCCACCTCGCCGCCCCGAGACGTTGTTCGATGTCGCTAATACCTAGCTGTGTAAGCCCTTGAGCATAGGGCCGCGTGACATATTCTTCTTCTCCTGCGAGGAATGGAGTCCCTGACTGGTATCCCGGCCCGAAACGCCCAGCAAGTCTTTCCCGCAATCCGGCGGCGGCCCTTGCCTGTTCAGCCAGTAAAAGGTTTCTACGCCCAGCGGCTCGTTGATCAAAGAGACCCTCTGTTTGTGGTCCGAGAGCAAATGGGGTGGCAAGACCTTGTTCCACCAAGGGGCGAGCAATCATTTCTGTGCCAAGTGCCCTCCCGCCAAGCGCACCATACCGATCAATACTTGCTCCGAAGGCATCACGCGCCCTTTCGAATGCATCTAAATCCCGTCCGGCACCGTACAGATCTCCTCGGAAAACATCCTCACCGGGGGCGGGCATGAATCCCGGCAACGCTCCCCGCATGGAGCCCAGTGCTTCCCCACCAAAATCCGCTCGGCCAAAATCTAGTTCCCTTTGTCTTGTGGCGGCACTGGGCAGACCCGAAAGTTGCTCCCTCTGAAAGCCGCCCCAAAACGGGCCTTCTCCAAATCCCGGGACTGGAGGCGGGCCTTGCCCGCCTCTTCCCCCGCCGCCCCCACCCGGTGAGCTGGCGAGGCTTTTCCCCGTACCTATCGCCGCCAGTCCTACTCCTGCCCAAGCCGCTGCCGCCGCACCCATTATTTGGTTCTCCTGTATTCGTATTCCGCGTAACCAAGAGCGACGAGACGTTCCAACTGAATGGCATCAGGGTCACTCCCATTTTTCCAGTGCGGAGTGAACCAAGTCCCATTGCGCTCCGAAATTTCATGCTCCAATTCTGCCGAAATCATTGGAATACCAAACATCACAATGTGCTTACAGGTTTTGCATTTAAGCAAAATGTTGTCACAAACGGGTTCCTGCTGAACGATGGAATACCTGAACCCCATGATTCCTTCACGGCCATTAACAAAACAAATAGGGCATACCTGTTCTATGAAGCCGAGACGCGAATAAATCCTCTCAAGTCCAGACTCATACTTCTCATCTGTTCTTTCATCGGCCACCGAATTCTCGCTCATCTGTCTGGAATCTTTTTCTTGTCTTCCCTGATCTTCTTGCCATCCCATTTATACACAAGGTGTCTGTGCTTCGTCAGCATATCGTCGCCAACCCAAGGCAAATCATCCTCATCCATTGTTGCGGCTCACTTCGGCACCTTCGTCTTGTCTTCCTCTGGAATTTTGGTCAGGTCTATCACGATTTTCGCCCCATCCCAGGAACACACATAGTGACGGTGATCCGCTATTGTCGGGTCCACGATCCAGGGAAGCGCATCTTCTTCGATATAGAGAACACGGGTCGCATCAGACAAGTCCGGATCTTTGGCCGCTTGGGAGCCGAACCAGGAATCAACAAGTTTCTGTGGTGGAAATTTGTTCCGGTTCGGGTAGATGACCCGAAGGCTCCCATCAGGCTTTGCATAGACGGCGCATTTGCCGGACATTCTCGAATCCTTTCATCGTTGGAACCGCTGGATCGTCATGGTTTACGGGCTTCCTTGGCATCGGTGGAGGTAAAGCGTTCTTCGGAGGAACAAACGCGGAACACTGAGGAGCCGCTTCCTTGCGCCACCTCATCACCATTTCCGAAATTCCGTTTTCGGTGTAATTCCCCCTTGGCGGCAACTCATACCACCTGAGCATTTCCGAGACTTCCATTTGGGTCGTGACCCGCTTGTCATCCCACAAGACTTTTTTCTTCTCGTTTTGCCGGTATGCGTTCCGCCTGAAGTACCTGAGTGGCCTGAAACCCTTCCTTTCAAACCACCACGGCTGATCCTCGGGATAGAGGTTCCATTTCCCGATGAACCCGGCATGGTTGGCATCCTTTCTGCGATCAATCTTCGCCCATTCCCGGTCTACGTGATCATCATCGCTCTCTGCTGGATCGAATCTCTCGCTAATCTGGCGGAAGATAATGTCATCTCGGACCAGCGGGTGCATATCGTTGGGTAAGTTCGGGCGAATTTCAAGGTAAGTCTCTTTCGGAAGCGTGAACCCGCGTTTCATATATTCTTCAAGCGTTAGCCCCCTCCGAACCGCTTCGGGCCAGACCATCGTGATCTCATGCTTTTTGACCTCGACCATCCGCTCGATCCCGTTCTCGTCAGGCTCCAGTCGCTCAAACGTGAGTTCCCTGAGCGAGTTCGGAGTTCCTTTCCAAAGCCTAAACCTTGGGTTTGGCACAAGGATCGCCACGAACCCATCCGGCTTCTCCAAGACCTTTAACTTGGTCCGCATCAGTTGTCTCCAACCGCCATTATGATCATGTCACAGTCGTCAGCACCAATGCCAGTAACAAAGGTGTAGGCGATCCAAGACCCGGTTGTCCTTCCTGGGTTGGTTCCGCTATTCAAACCATCGGTCCAGGTATTATCATCCCCAGCCGGGTTTCCTGTGCTAACACCTCCCCCTGAGTAATTCGCACTGGACATGGCTCTTGCCCAGACGAAGGTGTACTGACCGACACCCGTGTCCGTAATGCTAGATACATTTACGTCGTCGCTGATGCTGGGCGAGGTGTCCCCGCCCTTTACGCACCATCCCTTGACAATGGTGTCGGCATATAAGGTGTCCACTGCCGGGGTCGATGGCGCATCAGTCGCCAGAAGAACAGGGTCGGCCCCACCCAGGTCGGTTCCACGGAAGAAGGCCGAGAAGGTTTCCGCCGCACCCGAAGCCGCCTCCAGAGCAACACCAAAGTCGCCGGTTGTAAATGTCGATGAATCCGTGGCTCGCTTTGCCGTGCCTGACGTTCTGAGAGAGTTACCCCGAGTTATGGCATCAGCGGCGGTCATGGTCACGATGCCGGGTCCGGCAAGGAAGTAACCAGCGGCATTATTGGAAATTGTTTCAAGGCAGACAAATGCCTGGGCGGTTGAACCCTCTGCGGTTGTCGTGGTGACTGCGCTGTCGTTGCCGGTGTCCTGAATCACAAGGTCACCAGCCGCCAATGACCCACCCGACTTGTTCGTCAGGTGGACTATGGGCTGTGTCTGTCGTCCACCCTGAAGCGTGAGTGGAATGGTTGCCCTGTCACTCTCCCCACCGAAGAAGAGTTCCGTGAGCGAGGATATCGCGCCGACGTTGCAGTACAAAGCCCCCTGGTTGGCGGTTGTCGTCCCTTTCGCTTCCTCACGGTATATGATATTGCCCATATCCGTCAGGTTGAATCCATCCGCATCACAGTTCCCTGTCCACGGCGAGATAATTGCAATTCCGCCACCAGTGATGTCGGTGAAGTTGGTATTCAATTCACTCGCAAAGAGAACTTCTGCGGTGAAAGTCTTGCTTACAGAGACAGCCATGTTATATATCCCCAGCGAGAGATACAGGCATCAGATGTAAGACCCCACAACCGCGCCCTTATCTATATGCCGTTCACGTTTAAGTTCGGACTTGATCTTTATTTCCTTTGAATAATAATCCTTTTGTGCCTTGACCTTATCCGGTGTCCACCGAGCCAGTTTCACCCGGCCCTCGGAAATGAATCTTTCAATCTCTGCCGTGGACAGGTCTTTTTCCGCTGTTGATAGCACCGCTCTCAGGTTCTCCACCTCTGCCAGCCGGGATGCGTCGATGCCGCCGTGGAGTGAACGGACAAGACATTCCTCTATCTGCTTGTAGTCCTTCTTCTTTAGCGTCGGAGCGCACTCACCACACAGATCCACGCATACATGGTTCTGCGCCCCGCTTTCCGCCTTGCCATATGGAAACCAGACCTGGACCGATTCGGGATGAAATGGTACATCTCCCTGGAACTCTGGTTGCTTGGTTATTCCGCAACCGCAACAGGTACATTTCCCGGCAACCTTTTTTGCGAACCGATCCGTCAAACTGCCACCCCCAACTGCATGGGCCAAGGACGCTCTGAACCAAAGAAGTCAATATCAAAGATAATCCGATATATTTCAATGGATTGGCTCTTCGCAGTCTTTCTGAGACTGAAGGATATGACATATCCCTCCGTAACACCCCGAAGATTGGTCTTGGATATCAAGAGAATGTTCTTGTCGGCCAACAGATCCGTATCCAGAAGAAATGTGTTGAGGGGGACATGAACACCAAGTTGATCAACCAACTCCGTTTGCTTCGCATTGTCATCTATTGACCAAGCAAATGTCAGATCGGTATCAGCCTCTGGACGAAGATGGACCGTAATATCCTTGATCTTTTTCTTTATCTCGGGCTTTCCAAAATCAAGGTTGAATATGTCAAGGCGGGCCACGATTGCCGTCCCCCCGGATTCTGTTGAGAAATCCGTCAGGTTGGACCCGAACTGCCGATCCAGGAAGCCATTGTATCCACCAGTTACAATTCGCTGTCGGTTCTTAATCTTGACTGTGCCAACAGAGGCGGCTTCTACCCCTGGATGGATCTGGCACTCAGGAAACCAGCCTTTTCTACCCTTTAATTCCCCGCCCACGCGGTAGCTGGCTGTAAACATCCTGTCGTTCTTGTCGGTAGCATCCACGGATGCAAACAGGCAGTATTGCTCGCCTTCTGTGTCCACCTGTGCCACAGTATTCTCAAGCCTGGACTTTTTGATTTCATCGAAAGAGGTCGAGTACGGAAAACTAATGCTCGCAAGCTGTAAATCCTGGGTTTCGATAAGGCGGTTGAGGGAATATAGCTGCCCATCGTTTCCAAGAAACCACACGTCAGGACCGTTCGGAACCGGAACAGCCTTGATGGTATGAAAACTGGGGCATCCCAACCTGAGATCCGTACCCGTTAGCTCTCTTACCGTCCAGCCACCAGCAGATGAAATATTCGGCATATCAAGAGCGTATATTCCGCGTTCCTTGAAGACAATCCCGAAGTTCACGTTGGGATTCGGATGCCCGATGAACCCGGTGATTCCGCCGAGTCCGTCTCCAAGCCCGATATTAAGTGCCGAGAAAGTGCCATCAATGTCCCCGACAGCACTATAATAAAGCGTGTCAATGGTAGCCGCCACCCCGGCGGCAAAGCCCACACCGCGATAGGCCACGGCGAAAGCCGCCGTCGTTGCGTTTGTAGCACCGAGATCGGAGGTCGTCACGTCTGTCTGGTTCCACTTCTGGGCATCATCCCCGTTACGATTCCAGATGCCAATAATAGAATTCATTACAATCGTGGACGTAGGGGCAGTTGAACTCCATGCCAGTCCCGCTTGCGTAATATCATCGAAGGCTCCGTCAAAATTGTCTTCTTTGAGAATCTTCCCGCCAGCAGAAACAATAAGTTTCTGCGTATCGCCCAGTTGGAAGTCGTGGACACCATTCACGACTGTCGCATCTGTGATCGCATTGCTCATGTGACGATCTTGACCACCCCGCTGTTTGCGGCCTCCATCACGGGTCACCACCATGTTCTGCAAAGGAACACGCCTTTCCGCGCCGAACGGAGGGCGGATCGGCTGGTTCAGGGTGATCGTGACAGGTTGTGTGAATTTCTGTGCCATTCAAGCACCTACCCTTAAAAAGGCCCCTCACCCAAAATATCGCCCCACTCGTTTCTTATCGGTTTGGATAGAAGTTTACGCAAGCGTTTACGCAACGCTTGTTCATATTTACGCAACTTCTTGAGGTAGGCCTCCCGTTTCCGGAAATTCTCTCTTTCTTTTCTTTTAATTTCCTTCATCCTCTTCTGATATATTCGATAATCCTTGGCGTCTTTTCGTTTTGCCTGCGCCATACCTTTACGAATAGCATCCTCCGACTCTGGGAGACCATACTCGGTCCACGGCTGATTTCTTGTCTGAGGGCCTTTGCTACCAGATCCACCCACCGACTTAACCGAAATACGCCGACTCGCCTGGGGACTCCTGGGCTGGTCGGGAGGACGCCTCCCGAACTTAATGGATGGGATCTCACTCGGGGCTTGGGGCAACCTCCCAGAAGCCCATTTACCAAATGTCGATCCTGCTCGGCCCAAGACCGATCCAGACCAAGGCGCATCCTCTGGAACATTTTCCTCCATACGCCTACCTATGCCTCTCCAGGGTTCTTGAACATAGGGATCTTCAAACACCGCACTCAAAGCGTCCCCCCCCGGCCCCGGTCCCTGCGGAACGGGTGGCGGGAGCCGATCCAATGCATTGTAAAACTCAAAGTCCTCTTCATCGAAATACGGCATTTCAGACGCCTACCCTTGGGTTGGTTAGCGCAGGAATCAATCTCACCGTCTGCGTGCCAAGGCTGTAATCTTTTCGCAGTTGTTCTTTCCAGCGTTCAAAATCAGCGCGGGCTATGACTCGCTGTCGATCACTTTGGTCGGCATACATATCAATCAATGCCCCGTCGATGATAGCCGGATGGTAGAGGTCCGGCATTTCCGGGATATTTGTCATGTCCGCCAGATCCGGTAACTGCCGGATATATTTCAGTGTGTGAAGAATCTCGTCGTCTGGAATCGGATGGAGCCTCACCCGCAACCACCCGTCCTGGCGTTGAGAGGTTGTGCTGGTCCCCGTCGTTCCGTTCCACGCCTGTTTCAGTGTCAGCGCAGTGTCCGAGGCAATAGAGTCTACTTCCCGCCAGAGCGTTCCGGCTTCTGTCCCCGAGACAAAGGTTACAACGTGGCGAATCATGTCGCCGGGAACAAGTTCCGTCGTAAAGCTCGATCCAGAACCCGTCACGCTTCTGGAGGCATCGTTGAATGTGATGGTTCCCGTGAGCGTTGTCACCGCCCCCTCGCGAGACTTGAAACTTTCAATCGTGTATCGTTGCGGGGTTCCAAACGAGGAATTGTTCGGGAACTCGTTCGTCAAATCCCAGACCCCCTCCTTCTCAAGCCCACCGCTTGAATTCGGGTTTGACATGATGATATCTGCGTGGAAGTCGGCTGGCATGTCGTACTGATCTTCAAAGATGTCGTAGTTCAGGGTGCCAGCCGTAGTTCCCTGAAATGCCCGATCTATCTGAATGGAAGTCGTAGAGACGAACCGCGTAATGATGTAAATAGATTGGTCCGAAGCCAGCTTGAACTTACGCCCAACCATCGCCGAGGTGAATGTCGTTCCTGACCCCGCAATCGTGCGCGAGGCATTCGTTGCCGTGACCGTACCCGTGTTATAGGGAGCGGTAGTCAGGAACGTGTACCGTTTTGACATCCACGGGAGACCACGCCTGTTCCCCGTCAGGTAATTCAGTTCCTTATATCGGCGGTTAATGGCCTCAAGGGCCTTGATCTCAATCGCCGTGTTGAACGAGGAACTAACCCGATTGTCTATTTGCTCGATAACTCTTGTCAGGATAGTTCTAAGAAGCACAAACCATCTCCGTTATGCCGAAGCGGGTTCTGAGAGTTTCCCCTGAATACGAAGAACCTCTTCCACCGTGGTCCCCTGCTCTTCGGCGATCTTCTCGGGGTCAAGATTCTTGAACATCCTGATAGCTTTTTCTGTGTCGGAAAGGCCGGGGTCTTCCCAACCCTGAATCATCACGCTGGCCGAGGACGGCTCGAACCGCTTTAGCGCGGGCGCACCCGGCCTGATGGTCTCTATGGACCGATACGTCGAGTCCGTCTGATAGCGTTCCGGGTCCAAGGTCTGCCGCAAATGCTTGATGCGTGAAATCCTCGAACTGTTGTGTTCGTGCCAGTCCAGGTTGTACTGGCCGTGGTTTTGCAAAAGAACCCCGTTCTTGGATTTGCTGTCAGGCAGGAAGTAATCGTTCTGATGCAACATTCCCTCGGACACTTCCTTTTCAAGATGTTTCAGTTCTTGATTGAGGGAGTCCCTTCGGGTGGGAGATGTCGCAACGGTCGTGGCATCGGAAATTATCTTGTCAATCTCCGTAATCCGGTTCCGAGCGGAAGCCTCATCAATCTTGGCGGCAAATTCCGGGGCCGAATCAAAGACACCAGCCGGAAGTCCCTGTAAATCCGACTGGTTCTTTATCTTCATCCCGCTCTCACCCAACAAGGAACCTTCGAGCTGGGTTTTCTCAGACTCCAGTTCCTTCAGGTATTGAGGGCTGAGAGGTGCGCTTTTTGGCTCAACATCCTGTGGAACATGAACGTCGGCCAATGCAGATCGAACCGGCATCGGGGCTTCCACGGTCATGACTTCACCGGAAATATGGTCTGCTTGTTGTTGCGCCCTTGTCTGGGCTTCATGCTTTGCAGAAACGGTTCTGATCCCTTCCGCAATCTTGTCTTTCTGTTCTGGAGACATTGCCCGTCCCCTTTTTCCCCGTTTCTTGATTGTTTCCGTACTCATTTACCAATCCTCCCTTCGAGAATTCCAAGAACCATTAAACCCGATACCGCCAGCGGAGCCACCGCAAACGGTTGATACCCGAGCATTGTGACCATGAAAACCACCGAGGCTCCCATGTAAGCATTTGTCCATTTCTCCGACTTCTTTCTGGCAATCTTCCGGCACATCCACATGAGCCATCCAGTTATGATAAATAGAACCGGCCACCCCAGTTCAAATACGGCTTTCAGCAGTTCACTGGATGGGTGATGGTATATTTCCGTATGGGTAGGGAACCTCTTCTGCTGAACGTGTTTCCCTGTTTGTCGATTCCGAACTGATGCCGTTCCGAGATTGTGGTCGGTTTTGATCAACCACCGGACGAAGACCTGCTTGAAACTTCCCGGCCCACACCCGAAAACCAAACCGTTTGGGCACTGCGCCTGAACTTTCAGGGAATCCCTGAAGACTGCCAAACGCACTCCGTCCCCAGAGAACCTCGGGGGGTCCAGTATCCCGATGTAAAGAGCCGCGAGTCCGAACAGGGCGAGAACTATTGGGCGAAACCTCTTCGCCCACCAACGCTTCGCAACGATCACGCCGATGATTCCAGCCACTATCGGAAGGGTCTTTGTAGCCAACAGGACCGGGATCGCCAGCGGGATCACCAGCCACCATGACAGAACCGATGCAAGCGGAATTGTCATCGCCAGGTAGTGAACAAGATTCGTGTTGTTGTCCAGCCAACCCGTGAACCTCCAGTTGTGTTTCAGTTCTTCCGGTCGAATCTGATGCCATATCGGGTCAATTTCCCAGTGTTGCAGTGGAAGCCAAAACACGTTGATAAGCGCGATGAACAGAAGAACCCTTGCCATCATCTCTGCATGGAGTCTTTTTGAAAACACGAAGAAGGATATCAGTGCTACTGCGTAGAATGTATCGTAGAAGATAAAAACGAACGGGCGACCGACCCATAGGATCTGGTAGGCTGACATGAGTGATATCCATGCGATCAGCGCACCCGCCCACAGACTTTTTGTCGCAACCCATGCTCCAAATCCCACCAGAATGAGTGTGAGCGTCCACACCTCTCTTGGCCCCCTTACGCCAAGAAAGGTAATTAGTCCAACTGATTCCTGGGGAGTCCTGCCTTCTTGCGGCAGGACTCCCCACCAGACCAGGAAGTGAACCCCTATAAGGAGTATCCCGACAACCACACAAGTCCACGCATCTTTTGTCGTATGCAAAAGATAGCTGACTATGGAATATCGTTCGGGCACCCTTGAGCCGTTATGCACGCCACTCCCTTGGAATCATCCAGCGTCACATTTCCTTGCCGGATCGCGTCCGCACCCAGTCCAGATTCCACCGTTGCGTGATGCGATACAAGCAAGACCCCGTTCAGCGGGGGTGTTTGGCCGAGCCAGAAATAGTAGCGATCATACGTTCCGCTACCAAGTCCAGAGTTGTTCGACCCAGCACGGGGCACCTCGACCATCTTGTACGGGATCGGAGTTGAGTCTACCGATTTTCCGAAGCAGACGGTTCCGGTTCCGGGCGGGTAAAAGCACGTCCACTCGGCTGATACAATCGTTGGCAATACCAGCCATGCGGCCAGGAGAGCCAACGCCAGGAACAATTTTCGCTTCATGGCTCTCTCCTTATGACACCTGTGCGCCAACAACCCATCTCCAGTCATTGAAGTCACAACCGTACCTGACGTACCCGCGTTCCTTCATGACCATCGTGTCGAAGTCGTTGAACATTTCCATCTCGAACGACTCGCGGTTCCACCACGTCAGGGCTTGTTTCATCCGGCGAGAATCGATCAGGAAGTAGTTGTTCGTCTCGCTGTTGTCGTCACCCGTCAGGTAATCCCACTGGAGGAGCCGATACTGGCCCTGATGGACGTTGGGATTGTTGTTCGAGGTGTCAACCTTCCCCGCCGCCGCAATGATCTCATATGCGGTTGCATAAAGATCGGGCGGAATCAGGATGGTATCGGGATTGATTCCGCCCATCCGTAGCGAGGCTGGATTCCTGAACTTCGACATCAGGATTCGCATGGTAATAAGGTTCACGGCAGAAAGAGCAGTCGTGACCAGATTGTCGAATCCCGTCGTGGTGCTGGTCCCACTGTTGGTCGTGTGGGAGTTCGAGCAAAGCGCAACAGCCTCGGACTGGCTGTAAAAATACGAGTCCGACTGGAACGCAAGCCGGAAGACCCGAGAAGCGTTATGCTCTTCGAGATCCTGGAAGGAATCCCTGAGAAGAGTCGGCAAACGCTCGATAGCACCATATTGATCGTCCCGCATCAGCTTCCGCTGGATCTGGAAACCGCCCGCGAACTCACGGGGGGTGGCAATCACATCGTATCCCTGTGACTGGGACTGATACGTGATTGACTGGTTGCTGGTGGTGCCAAACTCACTCGGACGACCAAACGGCTCCATCTGCGACTGCCGCTCATCCGCCTTCGTGGTGGTCTTCACCGTATAGAATTCCGGCAACATCGCGTCAGGTGGCTCAGTCCACCGCATTAAGATTTCTCTGAAACGGGTATCCAGCAGATCTGGATGGCTTCCCGCTGTCATCGGTACGGCCATGCTAATCTCCTTCCTGGTTTATAACGAGAAAAAGGGGCCACCCAGGTACTCGGCCCCGAGTGGCCCCTTATCCCGATGTTCTTGCCAGGGAGCGACCTTGGCAAGTCAGATTGTTTCCCGACTATCAGTCAATCGGACTGAAGTAATGATTCGAGAAAACGATGTTCGCAAAGCTGTTTGTTGCGCCATCGAGTTCAACACTCTGGCATCGAGCCGTCCCACCAGTTCCCACCGCAATCGCAGAGTTAATCTGGTCAAGGGTGGACGTAAGCTGGACAGCCGCAGTCCGGCCAGGACACATCGGAGTGAAATGGTAAGTCTCCGTTGTCCCGATGTCCTGGGAAAACGGAACCGTAACCACGATGCTGGTAGCCGAGTTGAACGTGACGATTACTCTCGACTCGTCCTTGTTGCCAGCCAGCCAAGCGGTCCCATTCACCATCGTGGCAGTCCCAACATCCGCATCGGTAATGGTCAGTCCATTGGTGTCTGCGGAGGTCGAGATGAGATCCTGCAACGCGGTATTCGCCGTTGCACCACCACTCAGAAGCCCACGGTAGATGGCGTGGGGATCGCAATTCACATCCGCAAGCCCTTCCGCGTCACCCTGTGTGGTTGAATAGGTAAGCGATCCGATGTTTCTTCCAACACCGACACCGCCACCAACCGCCATGACCGTTCCCATGCAATCAACAAATCCAGTCGCGGTAGCGGCTTCGAGTTGACCCGTCCCAGCGGTAGTCTCACTATTGACCACGCGCCCAGCCGTCAAGGTTTCACCCGCTTTGAAGGTAGCGACCAAAGGGGCCGTACCACCACTTAAAGCACCTGAATACTCCATCCTTATCTCCTTCGCCGAACAGGGATATCCCCCGAGGTGAGCAAGCCTGTTGCTGGCCTTGCCCGGTTCTCTTTCATTTGAGGCTTTTTCAACCCGAACCAGGGCGCATGGACTTTCCGAAACTTCTCTTCGGGGTAATACTGATGACAGATACTGAAATCAGCATTACAAGCCGTGCATCTGGTGTAGGCTGTTCTTGGTTTTCCGGTTACGTCGGTCACAAGCCCATACGCATTTCCTCGCGCCTTGAGCCGTTTCCGATTGCAAAGCTCGCAGAGATAGACTGGCATTCGGAGGTCTATTCTATCGTCCACCCTGGTTCCAGCCATCTTTCCACGCCCAACCAGCGGCATCAGCCTGAAGATCATTTCCACCAGTTTCCGGCTGATATGCGTGGGTGGCTTTACCGGAATAGCCATTTCAGCGTCTCCGCGATCCATCAATGAAGTTATTCGTTCCGCAGTGTGGGCAGTTCGATGAAGACTGAACCGTCGCCCTTGCAACGGAAGTAACCCCAAGGTTGTCGGCAGGAACAGTCACCGGATCTTTCGCCGTTCCATCCGTATTTCCGGTGTCCGTACTCGACCCCCCCACGGATTGGACGCGGAGGTCAATTCCCGAGAACCCACAAACCGAACACTTTATTCGGTAAGGCTCATCGCGTTCGGCATTCGGGCCGCGAGACCTCATCGGCCTACCATAGCCTCGGGATTTTTAAACATCCTCTCCATAGTCGCCGGAGCCGCCGCACCGGCAAACCTTCGGAGATCTTCCTGGCTATCGGGGTCGTATCCGAGGGTTTTCATCATATCTCGGTCTACACCCCCCTTGAGAACCAAGTCCGGCACGTCCGGTTCCTTGGACCCACCAACACGATCCACTCCATCCAGATGACGGGAAACCCGCTGTCTGCGCTGAGATTCGTTTTGCCTACCGCGAACCTCTGCTTCCTTGGCTCCGAACACGGAATCCAGGTGCTTCTTGACAATAGCCGCACCCCTTGGATTCTTGCTCAAGTCCTCACCGTAATCCTGCGACCACTGGCCCATGAAACGAACTGTTTCCTCGTTCTGAGATGTGCCAGCAGTTGCATAATCTGGGTATTCGGACTGGAGTGATGTATTGGCCCGTTCCTGTATGGCATAGGCTTGTCGTGCATAAGCGTCAACCTTGTGCCGCTGGCGGTCCTTGATGTCGGACAGATGCTCCAGATAATCCACTTCCGCGAGTTCGCCCGCCTCGAACATGGCCCTTACGTCGGCAATCTCCGCTTCGGGTGTTCGCTCTCGTGGTTCCTGCTGGGGAGCCTGGTTTCTTTCGACTTGTTCCAGGCGCGCCCTGAGTTCTGAATTCTCCTGTCGTTGCCGGTCAGCATACCGGATGGTCTCATCGATCTCGGTCACTTGGTCTGGCCGAAACCGCCCGCCAATGAGAACTTCTTCCTCTGTTTCCTGAGAGGTCGTCTCCTCTGGAGGGCTCTCAGGTAGTTGGGAAGGCGTGTCCTCGACGCCTTGTGAACCCTCCGGTTCTCCCGTTTCGGGGGCTTCGGGTTCAGTCACATCATCAGCCATCTTTCAATTCTCCCCTTGATCCTTGTTTTCCAATCTCAATTCCCTTTTCCAACCACTGAAAGATTTTCTTCTTTCCGAAAAACATTTCCCCTGCATAGAATTCCCGCGTTCCCTTTGAAACCTCCGCTTTCATCACTTGCCGTTCCACGTATTCAATTTCTCTATTCAGGTGGAACTTCAAAATCTCCCATCCCGGTGTCCTCTTCATATTCCACAGGTGGCGGGCCTGTATCCCCTGCTCGTCGTCCCGGAACTGGGGCGGGCCCTCCATTGGCAGTTCCATTCATTTCCTCCCGACCCGCCTGGTTTAGGGCGTTGAAAGATGCCACATCCACGGCATCCGTATCAACAACAGCTTTTTTGATCTGTTGGGACTTGAGCTGAATATCCGCAACGCCCGCCTGTAGATCCATTCTTATCCTTGCTATCCTCTCCTGTGCGCGGGCGATGATGTCCTGAACATTGGCCTTGCTCACTTCGATCTCGGCCTGTCCCTTCGCCTGCTCCAACTGTGCCTCGGCCTTCATCAGTTGAGCCTGGAGTTCCTGCATCTGGCTCGCTGACTGGGCTTGCTGTTCCAGCAGTTGAATTACCTTATCCGGCAGAATCTCGTCTGCGTCTTTTCTATTGAAATCATGGAGCATTGACCGAATATATGTGACCACTCCGGGTGGATAGACCTGTGCAAGCACCGGAAGAAGGCTCTGGGAAAGAAGCATTGACTGTTGCATTCTCAGTTGCTTGTTCCCGGACACCGGGTCGCCAAGGAACCGGAAATCAAACTGGCCCCTGATCTCCTCGCGGGTGAATTCCCTGAATGGATTTAGCGGATGTTGCTGTCCCGATAGGTGGGGCGGAATACCAAGGCCCATTTTGGCTTGCGGGGCAAGCGGAGGTCCGCCGCCTCCCGGCTCTTGTTGTGTAGCGGCCATCATCTGCTCTTCGGGACTCATGCCCATCTGCGCCTGACCGTTCATGCCCTGGCCTTGCTGAAGAGCCATCATCATTTGCTGTTCTTGCGGGTTCATTCCCGGCTGGGGTTGCCCACCAGGGCCTTGGCCCGGTTGCGGTGGCCCACCAGGGCCTTGGCCCGGTTGAATCTGTTGCGCGAGTTTGGGATTGACCTTGATCTCGAATCCGTCCGGCATGAATGCCTGGTAAAGCTGAAACATCATGGTGATGATTTCACTGGCGGCGGACTGGAACCGCCTGTTCTTGATCTCAAAACCCATCGCACCTTCGCCGAGCGTTCCCTGGAATTCGGCGGCGGATGCCCTTGAGCTTGGATTCAGCTTTCCAAGAAAAGCGTCAGACACCCCGGTAACAGTCTCGGTCTTTCTCTCGATGAACTGTATAAGCGTACTGAACACGGGGCCATAATCTGGAAGTGTCGGGAAGGTAATTCTTGCACCTTCGGGAACCGGGATGAGCTTTCCAAGTTCGAGTGTGATCGGGCCTTCTTCAAGAGAATCCGACTCGTAAGCCCCGGTCATCGCATTGATGAGCGTCGCCCTGTCGATGAACTGGTTCAGAAGGGTATTGGTGATGTCGTCCAGATGGCCGATCCATTCAGCCACACCTTTTCCATAGGGTGACTGCGGGCGAGGGGTATATCTGCCAATGACGATTGGGCGTTTCCCGTGCGGATGCACCTCATCAAGATAAGCGGCCTGGAGAAGCGTTTCCGTCTCGACGTGAACGGTGAAAACCACCTCTTCGAGCAATCCGTCCTTGTCAATGTCATAAGCCCCGTGCCACTTGTAGGCTCTTCGCTTGTTGCGGCCCGGAGTGGAGATGACACCCTCGCTTGAATCCTGTTCCTCTTTCGTTTCGGTCGGAGACGAGCTATCATCCCGCTTCTCGAATTGCTTGACACTCTCGAAATCCTTGCGGGTCATGACATTGTATGCGCCGGTCTTGTACCGTCTGGCGATGGCATCGAAGGGCAACCAGACCTGAAGAATGACCCAGTCAGCCTCTCCCGCCTGAACCCCCGTTGCGTCCGAGGGAAGGATGACATTTTCCGTGTCAATCATGTCAACCCATGCGCCCTCAAAGATAACCTCTTCCTGCTTTTCAATGAATTCATTTCCATCCAGGTCTGTAATGACGCTCGGGATGTTTCGAACCTGGCGTTTCCAGTAAACATGCGCCGCGTAATCTCCCCTTGGGGGAATTGCGGCGGCGAACTCATCGAGTTTTTCGTAGAGATTCAAGCGGTCATCGGTAACAAGCCATTCAACAAACTGGCGGGCGGCAGGAATTCTCGAAATGTCATCAGATCCAACCGCCGTCACGTCCATGATCTGGGAGACACCGAAGATTGAAGCCATGTAACGGGCGGCGGTGGCAAACGAAGCAACGGCAACGGCAGGGAGCTTTATGTTGGATGCGCCCTCCCAGGGCCAGGTCTTGGACTCGGTTTCCATCTCCAGACGCTTGATCGCGTCACGGCGTTTCGATAACCAGTCGGACCTGGCTTCCATGCCAGCCTTGGCATCAGCAATGACCATGCGGGCAATCTTCTCCCGCTCGGTCTTGCTTAACCGGATTTCTATCTCTGGCCGCTCCTCATCCGACCGACCTGGTACGGGAGCGTCGAGATCGATGGCTACAGATGCTGATTCTTCAATATCATCAAGCAATTATGGCCCCTAAGCGACACCTTCCTTCAGTCTTTTTCTTACATCTCCGAGATCAAGGTCCAGGAGATCGCAGCAATCTTCAAATTTCAATCGGGACGTCTTCTTGTCTGCTGGTTTTCCGAATATCCATGCCGTGGCCTCGGCCTTCCACAGTTTCAGTCCTTCCAGTCGCTCAGAGACGTGGCATCGGCTCGGGTCAATCTGGTAGTCCCTGACGGCCTGAAGAACCACCGCCGAGAGAAGGTTTCTGCAAGCATCGTCACTGGGCTCTGTGGCCCTGAACTTCTTCAGTTCCTTGTCTATTCTTCCTGGTCTTTTGGTCTTTTTTGAATTATCACGGCTTCGAAGCCTTGGGCTCATCACTCACCTCCGATTGTGATTTCAGCGGATGGGCATGGATTATGTTCTCGATGCCCTCTTGGAGTCCCGTCCAGCTTTAAGGGAAATCTTCCCGCCATCGCTACCCGATGATGGTTGCACGGAGTCAACAGAACCTTGCGCCGCCCCGCTTGAGGCAATCTGCGGCATATTGATTCCGCTTTTGGTGGAAGCACTAGATCCAAAACTCATAGTTCCAGGCAGAACGTGGCCCTTCTGATTGGAGGGTCCACGGGTGTCTGGCTTCACATAGTTATGGTCACCTTTCGGCATTTCTGTCTCCTTACAGGATTTTCGCTCCGGTTCGGGCCTCGACAGACTTGATCGTACCCGCGCCCTTCCCGGCCATGATTGCCTTCGCCTCGGCATCCGAGATGGAGCCATCACCGGGAATTGCCCGGTTGCAAGCATCAACAAATTTCTGCATTGCCGCCGGATTGGGTATCTTGGACGATACCGGCTTTGCGGCGGCAATCTTCTTCTGATCTTTTTCAATAGCCTTTTTCTTCTTGTCCAGAATTGACATTCTTGTCTCCAGAAAAGGAAAGCCTAAATTTCATCTGCCCATTTCGGATATACATCCTTTCAAAGCAACGTGTCAACAAGTTTTTTTGATGAATCGGGTTCATTTGTCAAAGGAACAAAATAGAACGGGTTTTGCGGGAATTCTGTTCTATCCCATAACTCCTTTGTTTTCAAGTATATCCTCATAAGACAAAATGAATCATGAGGATATACTTGAAAACAAACCACGCACCAAAGAAACCTGGTTTGTCTGGTGCGTGGTTTCATCCGGTCTGTCCGGTTAATATCCCAGACAGCTCAGGTGTGAACTGGTGCGTGCGATCCCGGGGGGATAGACCCCCCCCCGGCCATTACTGTGTACGAATGGGCTCGGACAGCATCAAATGGGAAGTTTGTTCCCATATAGGGGGATGGTACGTATTCGCGGGGGTATACTTGATTGCTGTTTACAGGGTCTGTTTTTGCACGGGGAGTCCGGCTGGCTGGGGGGTACTCTGAAGTGTAACAGCGTAACAATCGTTTACTGGCAAGGGTTTTCGGGGATCTTCAACCGTAACATGACCCCCCTCTGTTACGGTTTGAAATTCGCTGAAACCCTTGCCAGTATTGGGTTGTGACGTTGTGACGTTTTGAATGGGGGGGGTAGGGGTTTAATGGGGATTTGCCTCAAGCTCTTCGAGTACTTGCTGCCTCTCAACCCATCTTTTCCACGGCCTGCCGTCAGAATCACCACTCAGGCAAACGAAATTCCTGGACAGGGCGACTTCCTCGACAATACCGTCGTGCAAACTCATGTCATGTCCCAGGACAAATAGAACACGCATTCCGGCCCGTGGGCGAACCGGCCCGCTCTTGATCCGGGCTTGCGCCTGTTTCAGCTCCTTTTTCTGCTCATTGGAAAGAGGTATGGATCTTAGTCTTGTGGATTGAGGTCCAATGGAAGCCTCCTCGGGCAGAGCCTCTTCAAACAAATAATCTTCCCCGTCAATCATTTGGTCTCCCCCTAATACCCCGTACTCTGGACAATTCCACGACGGACACTCCTCTCCCTTGACTCCTCTATGTCGCGCCGGAACCGGGATGTCGGCTCCACATAGGCACGACCCTGCGTGGAAAGACGTTCCTCGATATACCGCAAACAATCAGGATGGTCCCTGTTCACCTCCTTCAACTTGTCAGCCCTTGATTTCTCATAAATAGAATGCCTCGAACTATCATCCCACTGGACCCTTCGCATCTGGTGAATCAAGCCATACTTCTCACCCTGCCTTCCGACCTCTATCTTCCCGCAAGCCCCGCGAAAGAACATGATCGAAGGAATATCCCGTTTCTCAAGCGTGTCGTACTCCGATTTAAGACCCTTCTTCACGATTCGCACACCGATTCCCACAGAACCAGGAGACGAATTGCTCAGTTTAATGTTTCTGAGTCCGGCCCTCTCAAGTTCCCGCTTCCAGGATGTCCTTGTTCCGCTAACCACGGAAGGTTCTTCGGCAGCTTTCCGATCTATCACGGTCCATATGGGGTCGCTTCCGCCGTGTTCAGCCCTTTTGGACTTGATAGCCTGAACCAGTTCCCTCGGGCCACCGTCCACCACAAGCTGATCATAGTAAAATCTCCGTCCTTCACGATTAACAGCACAGAAAACAATACACGATGGTCTCGATCCATGCGGGTCAATGGCCTCGTATCGGGTCCATTCCCACGGAACATGG